CCAACCTCGACGGCTCGGGCGCGATCACTCACCCGACGCAGTTCACCGTCCTGCAGGCCCGCGCCGCGCTGATGAACCAGTCCGCGCCTCCCGGTCAGCGCAAGATCGTGATGAGCCCAAGCACTGCCGCGAGCGTTGTCAGCACGCTGTCCGGGCTGCTCAACCCGGCTCCGGCGATCAGCCGGCAGTACATGGAAGGCACCATGTACGACGCGCTCGGGTTCCGATGGTTCGAGGACCAGACGACCATCAACCACGTGACTGGGACGTTTTCCACCGGCACCGTCAAGGGCGCGGGCCAGACGGGCACCAGCACGCTCGTCACCAACGCCATCACCGGCACGCTGACCGCTGGCGACTTCATCACGCTTGCCGGCGTGAATGCGATCAACCGCCTGACCCGCCAGTCGCTCGGCAAGCTGCGGCAGTTTGTCGTGACCTCCGCTGTGGCCTCCGGCGCAACCGCGATCCCGATCTACCCGGCGCTCGTGGCTCCGTCCGGTGCGAACGGCGTCCAGTACCAGACCGTCGACGCGTCTCCGGCGGATGGCGCGACCATCCTGCTCGTCAACCCGGCGTCCTCGACGTTCATCAAGAACATCGCATGGCAGCCCGATGCCGTCACGATGGCGACGGCCGACCTCGAACTGCCCGAGGGCGTGTGGGAGCGGTCTCGCTCGATGTTCGATGGCGTGGCGATGCGGGCGGTGCTCGCGTACAATCCGCAGACCGATCAGGCCATCGACCGTCTCGATGTGCTGTACGGTTATCTCGCGGTGCGTCCCGAGTGGGCGTGCGTCATCGCCGACAGCACGAGCTAGAGCAGCCGGTGACACGCGGCGACGGTTGCGTGTCACCATCCTTGGGAGAGTGAGACACAAATGGTTCAGATGAACTTGCCAAGCGGTATGACGCCGCAAGCAATCCAGGCGGCGCTGGCCTTTTTGGCTTCGCAGACATCGCAGATGCGCCAGCACCGCGTGTCGGGGTTGCTGCCGCAGAACATGATCCGGGGTGTGAACCCGGACTACGTGTACGAGTACCAGCCCTATCCGAAGGCGCTCACGCCGCCGGAAATCGAAGTCGCCGACGCCAAGCAGGAAGCCGCTCTGCGCACCAAATGGAACGATCCGCTGCCGTGGCCGCGCAACGAGCCGCAGGGGCAGGAGTACATCCGCGCCTACTATGCCGAGCGCGAGTACCCAGTCCGCATGACGCCGCCGCAGATTGTCGTGCAGGATGCCAACGAGGAAGCCGCCGTCCGCGCCGGCTGGCAGGCCGAGTACGGCATGGGCGAGGCGAAGCTCTACCCGGCATGGAAGTTCCACCCGTCCAAGCGCCCCGTGCTGGTGAACAACGCCCGCGAGGAAGATGCGCTCGGCGACGGCTGGTTTGACCAGCCCGACGAAGCGCAGGCCGCCGCATCGGGCCGCAAGCCCGCCGTGCCGGCATCCGAGGAACTGGACCGGCAGACGCTGATCGAGCTTGCCGGCGAGCTCGGCATTCACATCGACGCCCGCATGAAGACGCCGGCCCTCCGCGAGAAGGTGCGCAGCGCGCAGGATCGCGCCAAGGAGACGGCGGAAATCTGAGGGCAGCATCCCTTGCAATGGGGCCGTCGCAGCACTCTGCGGCGGCCTGCAAGGCGGCGTTTAGGCGGGTGACGACGTGACCACAGCGCGCGACCTGATCACCCTTGCCCTGCAGGATGCCGGCATTACCGGCCAAGGCCTGTCGCCCGGCGCGACGGACATCAACAACGGACTCACCCGCCTCAACGACATGATCAGCCAGTGGCAGCGTAATCGCTGGCTGATCTGGCATCTCGTCCCGACCGACCTCGCGATGACCGGCGCGACGTTCTACACGATCGGGACCGGCGGCAATTTCAACGTCGCGCGGCCCGACCGGCTTGAGGCGGCGCGGATCATCCAGAACAATCCGCCGTCGCCGAACGACGTGGGCTGGCCGATGGAACTGGTCCAGTCGATGGAGGCGTACAATAACATCCGCCTTCAGCACCTCGGATCGTTCCCTCGGTTCGTGTTCTATGACGCGGATTTTCCGCTCGGCAAAGTGTATTTCTGGCCGCTGCCGTCGAGCCTCTACACCGGGCGCGTCATCACCAAGGCCGTGTTGCAGACGTTCGCGAACCTGTCGACCGTCTACAACATGCCGGAAGAATACAAGGAGGCAATCCGGTTCAATCTCGAGGTCCGGTTCTGTCGGGCGTACAAATTGCCGGTCACTCCGGAATTGAAGATGGCCGCTGCGGCGTCGCTGAACATCATCCGGAACGCGAATGCTCAGATACCGATCTTGCAGGTTCCGAATGAACTTGTAAGGCCGGGACTCTACAACATCTATACCGACAATTCGATCTAATGCCACGTGTTCCACTCCTCGGCGGCGCATACCAATCCCGCGCAATCATTGCCTCGGCGCAGCGGTCGATCAATCTCTACCCCGAAGTCAATGAAGACGAACAGGCCCCCGCGCCGGTTACACATTTTCCGACGCCAGGCTTGACGATCAAGGGCACGCCGCCGACGCCCGGCATCGGCCGTTGCGTGTTCCGCGCATCGAACGGCAACGTTTACGAGGTGGTTGACGGCGCGGTCTACTACGTCGACAACACGTACTTTTACACGCTGCTCGGCAATATCCCGGTGCAGACGACACCCGTCATCATGAAAGACAACGGGCTGGCAATCGTCATCGTCGACGGCACGAGCGTCGGCTACGCGATCAAGATGTCCGACAACTCGTTTGCGCCGATCAACGATCCGAATTTTCTCGGCGGTACGTATGTCGACTATATGGACACGTACTTTATTTTCAACACGCCCGGCCTCAACGAATGGCAGATTTCCCTATCGCTGGTGACGTTTGAAAATCTGACCGCTGGCGTAATCACCGCGCCGGCCCTGTACGCGGCATTCGATCCGCTGGACGTGGCGAGCAAGACCGGCAGTCCGGACCCGATAACCGGCGTCATCTGCATGCACCGGAACCTGTGGACGCCGGGAACGCTGACGACGGAGGTCTGGTACAATTCCGGCGCGGCGGATTTCACGTTCTCGACGCTGCCGGGCGTCTACATCGAGCACGGATGTGCCGCGCCGTATTCGCTCGCGACAACGGACCTGTCCGTGTTTTGGCTGGCGCAGGATCGGCAAGGCAAGGCGATCGTTCTGCGGGGCGATGCAAGCTTTCAGGTTAAAGAGATTTCGTCAAAGGGCATTGAGGCAATCATATCCGGTTTTCCGGTCATTTCGGATGCGATCGGCGGCTGCTACCAGCTTCTCGGCCACGGCTATTATGTGCTGACGTTTCCAACCGCGAACCGCACATTCGCTTGCGAGCTAAAGACGAACCAGTGGCACGAACTGGCTTACACCGGGCCGAACGGTTTCGAGCGCCACCGGTCGAATAGCTGGTGTTTCGGCTACGGGCTCAATCTGACGTGCGACCGGCAGAACGGGAACATCTATCAGCTTGACCCGACAAACTTCACTGACTTCGGCAATCCGATCACGCGGCTGCGGACGATCCCGCATCTGTTGAACGAGGGCAAGCGCATTCGGCTGGACCGAGTGATTGCCGACACGCAGGGCGGCACGCTGGCCGGATCGGTGCCGGGACCGTATTCGCAGTCGATCCAGGCGCTGGTCCAAGGCCAGGCATTGACCGTTGGGTTGAAACTCATGCTGGAGGCTGGGAACCTGCCGTCGTGGCAAGGTGTCGGGCAGAAGTGGCAGGACGAAAGCGGCGGCGGGTACGATTTCTATCTCGGGCCGGATGGGACCGGATCGAACGATCCAACGTTCAACGGAACGCTCGGCGGCCAGTCGCTCAACGAATATTGGGGCTTCAACGGGACGGAATGGTTCACCTACGATAGCGCCAACGAAGCGTGGATGAACGCGATCCATCAGGCGGGCGCGCAGTTCACGATTTTTACGAACCTCTACATCCCGAACACCAATACCGCCGTGTTCATCGGCACCGGTAAGGGCGGCGCGTCGAACGCGGGATTTATCGCGTACACGTCAGCCGGTCTCGTCCGGTTTCAGGTGTTCAACGGATCGTCGACAATCTACCAGTTCTCTGCCGGCGCGGTTGTGGCCGGCGCGTGGAACCTGATTGCCATCAGCCTCGACGTTGCGTCTGGCGCAGGGTTTGTCATGGTGAACGGGGTGGCGTCGGCACTCACGCCGAGCTATCCGGGGGCCTCTGCCGGAGCAGCTGGCTTCACCATGCATCTGGCGAGCGACGGCAACGCTGCGCTGGAGCTCCAAAACGGCGCGCGGATGGCGTTCATGACCATCTGGCAGGGTGTCGTGCTGACATCGGCACAGATGGCTGCGCTGTCAAATGCGGTGATCGCAAACAACCAATTGCCGTCGCCGCTGTTGCAGGAGCCGCAGATATTCCTGCGCATCAGCTACGATCGCGGCGGCAGCTTCAGCGACGCGCTGCCGGCGCGGTTCGGGGCCGAGGGCGACTACGGCGAGTTTCCATGGTGGCCGAACCTCGGCCTCGCGCGCGATTTCGTGCTTGAGCTATCGTGGTCCGCGCCAATCAACACGGCGCTCAACGGCATCTTCTACGATGCCACGCCGACAGGTGCGTGATGGCCCGCCAGAAGCCGCCAGTTCACCTCCCGTCGCAGTCGCAGCCGATCATGGACATGGAAACCGGCCGCATGTCGCCGGCATGGTACGGCTTCTTTTACGATTTGACCTCGGCCGCGACGCCGTATGAGGCCGTGCCGGTCGGCGCGTCGCCGTTCACGTTTACGGCGGTTCATCCGGGGGCGATCCTGATCGTCGGCGGCACCGTGAGCGAGGTGGACTTGATCCGCGCCCGTGAAACGATCGCGCCGACCGGCCAGACAGCGGGGTTTTTTCCGATGAGCCAGGGGGATCAGATTGTCGTCACCTATTCCGGATTGCCGGTTATGTGGTACATTCCCAACGGTAATCCCGCATGACAATGGAGGAATTGCACATGGCGGAGGAAGTGAAGCTGGTTCCGGTCGAGATCATTCATGCTGACGAGCCGGTGATGGAAATTCGGTTGGCGAACGGGTCGACCATCCGCGCGCGCCTGATCATCACGGCGGCGTTTGAGCGCGTCGGCCAGAAGGACGAAATGGGCAACCCCATGATCCAGTTCACGTCGCAAGTCGTGGCCGGGATCGTGGCAACCAAGTCTCTGTCCAACTGATGGGGGCGGACATGAGGATGCGATACGTGACTGACAACGGGTCCGCGCCGTGGGTGGTGGACCGCATTCGCGGGTTCGATGGTGTTCAGATGGGATATCCCACGGCTTGGCTTGCGATCCGTGGCGCGGTCCGGACTGCGTTTTACCGCTGGCTGCTTGCGCACTGATGACCGCGAAATTCGCCATCGAGCCGTTCGCCCGCGCGCTGCCGGAAATGCAGCCGCTGTTCGAGCGGCATTGGCGAGAAATCGCGACCTATCCGGACGTGCCGCTCAATCCGGATTACGAATTCTACCATGCAGCGGCGGCGGCCGGCTTGCTGGTGGTCTACACGGCGCGTCTCGACGGGCGTCTTGTCGGATACGCCGTGTTCATCGTTCGCAAGGGCCATCTGCACTATCGCGACCACGGATGGGCGCTGAACGATATCATCTGGGTTGACCCGACCGTGCGCGGTCAGCGGCTCGGCGACGGGCTGATGGACTTCGCCGAGGGTAGTCTGAGGGATGCGGGGTTTTCGTTCGTCCACATGCGGACGAAGATCAAGCACCCGCATCTGGCGCGACTGTTGGAGGAACGTGGGTATGCGTTGATTGAGTACGGGCACGAGAAGCGGCTGTAGCGAGGCTCACATGGGCTTGACGGCGGGTATCATCGGAGGCGGCGTTCTGTCTGCTGCCGGTCAGATTTTCGGCTCGCAGTCGGCCGCGTCGGCGCAGGAAAAGGCCGCGTCGGCGGCGACGAACGCACAGCTTGCGATGTTCGGCATTACCCGTGCATCACTGGCTCCGTTCATCCAGGGCGGGCAGTCGGCATACGGCGATTTGTTTGGCACGGCTGGCAAGGCCGGCTCGAATTCCGTATGGGTTGGTCCCGGCGGGGCGACAAAAACGCTGGCCTACAATGCCGCGTCGCCGGGCAAGGGGTGGACGCTCAAAACGGCCGGCAAGGCACCAGTCAAGGCCACATCCGGGATCATCGGCGACCTCACCAAGCCGATTACGATGGATCAGGCTACGCTTGAGAAAACTCCCGGCTACCAGTGGACGCTTGGGCAGGGCGAAAAGTCCGTCGAGAATGGCCTTGCGGCGCGCGGCCTCGGGCAGTCGGGCGCGGCGATCAAGGGCGCGGAGCAGTACGCAACCGGGCTGGCGAGCCAGACATACCAGCAGCAATTTCAGAACGCGCTTACGAACAAGCAGAACGCCTACAACATGCTGATCGGCGGCGCGTCGCTCGGCGAGAATGCGGCGGCCAGCCAGGGCAATGCTGCAACCAGCGTCGGCGGTCAGATCGGCAGTAACGCCATTGGCGCGGGCAACGCTGCGGCAGGCGCGGACATTGCCGGCGCGAACGCTGCGACGGGAGTGAGCAATTCGCTCGTCAACGCGCTGTTGCTGCAGAACCAGCTTGGGCGCAGCACTCAGACCGGAGGGCTGTACTGATGGCCGAAGTCGACGCGTCGATTTACAGCAAGCTGCAGGCGCCCGCCAATCCGCTGGATATGGCGAATAACTGGGCTGAGTATAAGAACCGGTTGCTTGAAAACCAGCGGATACAGCAAGGCATCACGGAAAAGCAGGCGGTTGGGCAGGCCGCTCAGGTCGGCATCGGTCCGGACGGTACGATTGATCCGGCCGCAATCGCTGCAGCCGGCGCACGCGGTAATCCGCTCGGCGCTCCGGGGGCTATCCAGGAGTCTCAGCGCGCAGCGCAAAATCAAGTCACGATCCAGCAACTTCGGCAGGACTTGCAGCAAAAGTCTTACAACTACATCGGCCCGACGCTCGCGGGGATGACGGCCAACGGCAACGTCGACCCGGTGCAGTGGAGCAAGGCGATCACGTCGGGCATTCAGTCGCAGGCGATTACGCCGGAAGTCGGCAAGGACATCCTGCAGCAAATCGCGGAGAGTGAGGGCGACCCGGCTCGCATGCGCGAGATTGCACAGAGCTACATGGTGCGTGCGCAGGGGCCTGCCGGCGCGGTGCCGTCCGTGCAAGTCACGTCTGGCGCTGGCGTGCCCGGCATCACGTCCCCGAATGCGGCGATCGCGGCGCAGGGCGGCGGTGGACCTCCTGCCGCAGCGGCCGGCGGCGCTCCTGCGGCACCCGGCGCGCCCCCAGCCGACCCGCAGCGACCGCATGGGATATTCATCCCGGCCGGCGAGTCGCCTCCTGTCGCGGGCGCAGACCTACCGGTTGGCGCGATGCGGTCGGGCTTGTCCGACGTGGAGAAGAATACTCAAGCGCGGATCACCAGCGAACTGAATGCGGGCGCGGACGTGGGGCCGCGCATGACGCTGCTTCACACGATGGACCAGTTTGCGGACAAGTTTTCATCGGGGCCGGCGGCCGGTCAGATTTACAACGCGGTCAAGACGTTTGATCAGTTGACTGGGGCGAATGTCGCGAGCGAGGGCGCGACCGCTTATGACGTGTTCGCCAAGACGGCGAGGCAGTATGCGCAATCGTCGGGGGCGCAGTTTAACAGTTCAGATTTCAAGGCTCTGGAAACGATCGAAGCCAATCCCAATCCGGAGCAAACCGCCGCCGCCATTCGGCAGATTGTCCACAAGCTTGAAGGCGTCGAAGACCTCAAGCTTGCACGTCAGCAATATTTTCAGAAGGTCGCGCAAATTCAAGACCCGGCCGTGCGCATGTATTACACGACGCTGTGGGACAAGAACGGCAACAGCCCGCTGCCGTTCCAGTTGGAGCGCGCGTCGGATAACCCGAAAGAGCAAGCTGCGATCATGCGCTCGCTTCATGGCGCGGACAAAAAGACGCTGATGAACCAGTGGACGTTTTTGCGCGGCAACGGTCTGATCGGAGGCGAGTGACATGCCCGGCCCGATGAACGCACTTGCCGCAGGCGCACTCCCCGGAACCGGCGCGGATGCCGGCCCGATCGCGTCGCAGGGGCCGGAAGTGAACGCGGCAGCGATGAAGACACCGCCCGCTTCGCCAACCCCGCCGACCGGTGCGGCCGGTGGGCCCGGTGGTGGTGCAGCGCCCGGCCAGCCGGCGGGACCGCAGGAGATTGAGGAAGCCCTTCTCAAGACGGTCAAGGTGGACACGAAATTGCGTGGGCTGTTGAGCAAGGATGGCCCGATCAAGCGCAAGGACGTGATTGCCGTGGCGACCGAGATCGTTGCCGAGCGCGTCATGTCGGCGCAGGCGATGGCGCAGTATCTGTCCGACATGCCGGAAGACCCGGAGCAGATCAAGGAATGGGTCCAGCAGCACGCCACGACGGCAGACAATAACTTGGACCAATTGCTCGTGATGCTGCACCAGTCGGGCGAACAAGATCAGCAACAGGGCGGCGCACCCACGCCGCCGGGCGGGTGAGATATGGCCGACGCGACCACCTATAACGGGCTTGTCGCCAGTTCGATCCCGACCGATCCGAACGCTGCGGCCGGTGGCGGCACTGGCGTCGGTTCCGGCGGCGCGGGCCAGTCTCAGGCTGCAGCCGCCGCGCCAGCCGCTGCGGCCCCTGCCGCGCAGGCCGTTACCGCCGCGCCCATAACGCAGTCGGCGGCGCAAGCCGCTCCGCAGGCGAGCGCGTCTCAGGTTGCCGCCGCGTCGCAAGCGGCAAGTGCAGCGCAGGCGATCGACGCCGCTCCGCCTCCGTTTGAGCAGTGGGCGAAATCCCAGTCAGATTACGCCAAGAAGGCATACCAGTCAGCCGCACAGCAAAATGGCGTGTCGCTCGATAGTGTGCTGCGGACTGCCTATGACGCGCACTTTGCCGGCCAGGGCTTCGGCATGCCCGAAATGGTCAAGGGCACACCGGTCATTTGGGGTGACGGCGCGGGCAAAGCCGTTGCGGCCAGCGTGTCACCGGAGGTCGCAGCCAATCCGCTTGCGGCCAAGTCGATCCGCGTGCGTACGGAGAGTGTCGGACCGGACACGCAGACTGACCCGGTGACAGGCTTGCCGACGCTCACGCCAGCGTTTCTTGCGGAACAGTACGGTATGCAGCAAGCGCCCATCGCGCTCAAATACGGCGCAGGCTACGATCCGAAAAACCCCGACGAAAATGCTCAGGTCAAACAGTTGCAGACGCAGCTTGCTCGCGCCGGGGCATATACGAACGGCATTGATGGACTGTTCGGCCCGATCACGGCGCGCGGGGTCGCGAAATATCGCGCGGACAACAATCTCGGACCGGGCGCGACGCTCGACAATGCCACGATTGCGCATCTCGAGATGAACTACCCGGCCGGCGGTGTCCCGACGCCGCAGGAGCGGCCGACCAATCTCGGCGCAGCCCGTCCGAGCGCGCGGCCTGCGCAGCCCGGCGATGCTGCGCCGTCCGGAAACCAGCTTGTGCGGCAATCCATGAGCGGCAACGCCGCGACGGGGGCATCCGGGTATGGCGATGCGACCGGGGCCGGCGCAGATCTGTACGGCAACCTCACTCCGGCGGAGCAAAAGGCCGTCGACACGAAATACGGCGGCGGCGTCTCGCTACATCCGACCGGGGCCGATGTCACTGCGGCAGCGCAGGCCGCCGACCCGTTCGGAACGTGGCTGAACAATCAGGACGCGGGCAGTCTTGCGGCTGCGGCGCAGGCGGCTGGTATTCCGGTTATGGATTACGCGCACCTTGTATTTGCCGGCAATAAAATGCCGAGCAATCCGACGCCGGCAGACACGTCTTTGCCAAAAACGTTTACCGCAGGATCAGTCAAAGCCGGTGATTACGGCATTGACGTTCGTCAGCCGGGGGGCATGCCCAATCTCGACCGTGGCATTGCCTCTGACGGCAGCCAAATGGCGACGCCGGAGCAGATGCGAGCCGCAGCCGCCCGCGCGGCGAGTTCTGGTGCGCCCGCCTCCGAAAAGACGAAGGCCGTGGTTACCGGCGCACCAGATGGCGGCAAGGGCCAGGACAGAGTTCCCGCGACACTGAATGTCCCGGAAGCTCCGCAGTCTCCCGCTCCGGCCGAGATTTTCGTGCCGCAGGTAAATCCGCGCCCGATGAGCGATGCTGGTGGGCCACCGGGCTTGCAGGTGGCATCGGCTGGCAATCCATACGCTCCGGGGCCGTCTACCCGCATGGTTCCGACATGGGGTCCGGACGGAAAACAAAACGGGTGGACGCCGGCAACGGTATTGCCAGATGGTTCGCTGATAGGGCCCGCCCCCAACCTTGAGCCGACGTTTAAGGGCTTGCCGCCGGGAACCATAATTAGCGATAACCCTGCAGGTGTTCAGGTCGCCCAGGCCGACGCGGGCGCGATGCCAGGGTATACGCCGCCCGCAGTGGACCCGACGCAAGCGGCCCTGTGGCGTCAAACGCCGACCATGCAGCCGGCCGTCACTCAGCCGACCCCGATGCAGCCGACCGAGGTGCCGGGCTCGCCGATGGGTGTGCGCGTCCCCGTAGACAAGTCGCAGCCGGCCGGAACTGGCACCATCCCGGCGCAACAGCCCGCGAGTGTCGCGCTGGCTACGCCGCAGGTGTATTCGCCGCAAGCGTATGCGGCATTTCAGCCGGGGCAGTATTACTATGATCCACAAGGCAATCTGCGGGTGAAGCAGGGCCAGCCCATGAGAATGGCGGCTTGATATGGCTGAACCAGACTACGCGGCGGAATTTGCGGCGAAGTTTGGCGGATCGATGTCCGCCAAGGACGCGCAGGACATGGGCTTGCCGCCGCCCGTCCAAGCCGCTCCTGCGGGCGGGCAGCCGACGATCGCACAGGAACAAGCCGCCATTCCATCTGCGGTTCCGGGTGTGCCGTCCGATATTTACCAGGACCCCAAGACCGGCCTACGCTATCGCCGCGTAGGTGCAAATTACGAACTGATCGAACCGCCTGCATCGGATGACACCCAGTCTGCCACGCCGGGTACCGCTCAGCCTTCCGGGCCGCCGAACGAAGCCGCGCTGCAGGCGGAGTTTGCGAAAAAGTTTGGCGTCGATCTGAAAAACGTCGACAAGGAACCGCCGCCCGATCCGACCGAAATCGATCCGAAGACTGGCGTTCCCTACGCCATGTCGGCGCATCCTTGGGCGGCGCACGTCAACAATTTCGTCGGAGCGGTGATCGATGCACTGCCAGCCGGTCACTATTTGCGGCAGGCGCTCGACTATGCGGCCCTTGGCGATCAGGCGCCTGCGATGGCTCAGGCCGAGGGCGCTATGGCGGCCGAGCATCCGATCGAGCACGCGTTTGGCACGGGCACTGGCGTCATCGGCGGGGCGGCGGCGCTTGGCGTGGCGGCCCCGGAATTGTTCGGCGGTGGAGCGCTTGCCAAGGCTCCCATGGCGATCCGCGCGGGCGTGTCGGCGCTCGCCAACGGCAGCCTTGGCGCGCTTGATGCGGTTGCCAACGGCGAAGACCCGAAGTCGGCTGCGGTCATCGGATCAATCCTCGGCGGATTTGGGCCGGGCGTCGGTGACGCAATTGAGCGGGTAATGCAGACCAAGGTCATCCCATACACGACGCAGCTCGCGTCCGATGCGATGAACCGGTTCGGCATCAATCTCGGCGCGGATCAGGTCGCAAATAATCCGCTGATCAAGACGGTGGCCGGCTTCGAGCACGCGATGCCCTTTGCCAAAAACCCGGCCGCCGCACAGGCTCAGCGGATGGACCAGTGGTACAATTCCATCGGCAAGCAGATGGGCGAGGACGCGCCGAGGATCACAAGCGACGTGATCGACGGCGCGAAAAAGCGCATTGGCAGCCAGTTTGACGCCGCACTGTCCAAGGCGCCGCCGCTTCAATTTGACGCGCCGTTTGCGAAGTATTGGGCGAGGGCAACGGGCGAACTGTCCGACCCGATCTACCACAGCATGGACACGCCCGCGCTGAACCGCGTCAACGGCCTGTTTGATAAGGTGATTGACGCGTTCCGGCAGGGTAAGGGCGAAATCCAGCCCGACATGCTGCAGAACCTCCTGCAGCGCGACAACTGGCTCGATAAGGCCGCCAATGCATCGGACCCGAATGTCGCGCAGTACGCTTCGGAGTTGAAGGATCGGCTTGAAGGTTTGTTTGAGCGGCAGGCCCCGCCCGACGTAGCGGCTCAATGGCAGGATGCCAAACGCAAGTGGTGGACCATGCGCACCGTCGAGGACGCGCTGAAAAACCACCACGATGGCAATTTCAGTCCCGAGGAGTTCTATCGGGCCGTCGAGAAAAACACGAACAATTTTGCGGCTGGCGGCGGCGGCGATCTTGGCCGACTGGCGGAGATCGGGACGGCGTTTCTCAAGACGGAACGCAAGCCGGCGATAGACTTGCGGTCGATCCTGCATGGTGTCGGGCGCGTGGCCGAGGTGGCTGCGGCTGGCAGTGCGGGCTTCCACGCGCTTGGACCTGCCGGCGCGGCGCTGGCGGCATTGCCGAGCGCTGCCGGCCGTCTCGCGGGGTGGACGCTGCGGCGGCCGGGGCTCGCTAGAAGCGTGGCGAGAAGTGCTCTCGGCCAAGGTCGAGTTGGTGCGGGTAACGCCGTAACCCGCGTTCTCGGTGCTCCGCCGAATATGGGTTCAATGGCGGCTCGCGGCGGCTGGCCGGCTCTGGTTCAATCGGCTCAGCCACTGGCGCGGAATTACCTCTCGCCGCCCATGCCTGTCGGAGCCGAGGCCAATCAATGACGAGGATCATGATCCAACAGCCGACACCGACGCCAAGCGCGAAATCCCAACTCGTGTTGAGAAGGGGCCGCATGACGAGACAAAACAGGCCGAAGATGATGAACCGCAGCATCGCCCTAGCGTGGCTCATATCGGTCGCGATGGCAATCGTTGCGCTCACGGTTTCCACGGCCGAGGCGGCGAGCTTGCTGCCGCCAGGACAGAACTGCTTTTTTGACGCCAACGGCGCGAGCCTGAAATCCGGCACGGTCACGTTTTCGATCGTCAGCACGACGACGCCAAAGACGACGTGGCAGGACAGCAACCAGACGACGGCGAACACCAATCCTGTGGTGTTGAGCAGCACGACCGGTTGCGCGGTCATCTACGGATCAGGCAGCTACCGCGAGCAGGTCAAGGACAGCCTCGGCAATCTGATCTGGGATCAGGTGGTTTCGAGCCCGTCGATCGCGGGCGTGTCGTGGGGCGGCACGAGCACAGGTTCGGCAAACGCTCAGGTCGTTACCGCGTCGGAATTTCAGGCGATCGACGGTCAGGTGGTCGCGTTCGTGGCTGGGTACACAAACTCCGGCGCAACCACGGTCACGACAACCAACGTCGCCGCGACGACAGTAGTCAAGGACACCACGTCGGGACCGGTGGCGCTGACCGGCAGCGAGATCATCGCCAGCAATGTCGTGGAGATGGTCTACTCGTCATCGGACGGGCATTTCCACATCGTCAACCCGCTCAGCGCGTCCGGGGCGACGACGAATTTCCAGTCGTTCACCACATCGGGGACGTGGACGAAGCCGAGCGGCACCACGTCGAACTCGCGTGTACATTTAGAGTGCTGGGGTGCGGGCGGCGGCGGCAGCGCAAGTGCAACGGGCGGCGGCGGCGGTGGTGGCGGTTATTCCGATCGCTGGCTGGCCGCGTCGTCAATGGGGTCGACGGAGACTGTAACCATTCCGGCCGGTGGTGCGATCAACACTACAGGCAGCAATGCCACGTTTGGATCGTGGTTGACCGCATACGGCGGTGGCGGTGGCGGTAACGGAGCCGCATGGGGCGGCGGTGGTGGCGGCGGCGAAAGCGCGGCTGGAACTGCAAGTGCGGCGGCAGCGGGCGGCGTGGGTGGCGGACCTTGGCTGGTAGCGGCCGGAACGTCCAGTCCGTCTGGCGGTGGCGGCGGAACGGGTGCGGCGACTGGAGCAACCGGCGGGGCTGGGTACTTTGGCGGCGGCGGCGGTGGTGGCGGCTCTAGCGGCGGCGCGTCGGCAGGCGGTAGTGGCGGCGGCTCCACATGGGGTTGCGGCGGCGGCGCGGCGGCCGGAGCAAGCGGCGGCGGTGGGCTTGGCACCAGTGTCTGGGGTGGGGCCGGTGGTGCCAGTGGATCGGCCGGCTCGCAGCCTGGTGGCGGCGGCGGTCGCAACGCAGCCGGTGGCGCGGGCCAGTGCCAGGCGACGGTGTTCCCGTGAGGTGGCTGGCTGCCCTCCTACTTTTGTGCGCGCTTGCCGGCCACGCCGACGCGGCGTCACTCCTGCCGCCCGGCAAAAACTGCTTCTATGATGGCTCCGGATATCCGCTCGCCGATGGATCGGTGACGTTCTACGCAACCGGAACCGTCACGCCGAAATCGACGTGGCAGGACAAGGATCATCTTGTCGCCAACAACAATCCGCTGCCGCTCGATAGCGCCGGCTGCGGGATCATTTTCGGCTATGGCACGTATCGGCAAATCCTCAAGGATGTCACCGGCACGATCGTATGGGACCAGACCGTCGCAAGCCCGGCCATCGCGGGGGTGTCGTGGGGCGGGACGAGCTACGGGACGAGCAACGCGCAAGCCATCTCGGCCGATGAATTCACGGGCGCGGACGGACAAGAGGTCGCGTTTGTCGCCGTCCTGACGAATACAGGTCCGACGACGCTGCAAACGTCGCATTTTGCGGCGGCGAACGTGTTCAAGGACGTGGCCGGCGGGGCAACGTCTCTGACCGGCGGCGAAATCAGCGCAAGCCAAGTCACGACGCTGATTTACGATGCCACGAACCAAGTTTTCCACCTACTGAACGGGCCGCCGTACAGGACGATATTCCAGTCGTTTACCGCGACCGGGGTATGGATCAAGCCGGCCAATGTGACGAGCAATTCCGTCGTTCATGCCGAGTGCTGGGCAGGGGGCGGTGGCGGTGGGCTTGTGTCCGGCGGCAAAGGATCGGGCCAGGGATCGGGCGGCGGCGGCGGCGGTGCCTACAGCGACCGATGGTTTTCGACGAGCACTCTGCCCGCGCTTGTTACCGTCACGGTTGGAGCCGGCGGCGCGGCTGGCAGCGTCGACGTGG